GCATGGCAAAAGGTTACAGAAGTTTGGAATAACATTCTTAATAAGTTTAAAGAGATCATTTCAAGCATTCACGACTATGTAGCCGAGCGTTTTGAAGCAATTAAAAATAAAATGACAGAGCCGCTCAATAAAGCAAAAGAGCTTGTCAGTGGCGTGTTTAATTCGATTAAAGAGACGATCTTAAACGTTGTCAGAGACGCCGGAAACTGGGGCCGTGACATGATACAAAATATCATCGGCGGCATTCAAGAGAAAATGAGCGGCTTGACCGACACGATCAACAACGTGGCATCCGCTATTCATGACCGGCTGCACTTTTCAGAGCCCGACGTGGGCCCGCTGGCAGACTTTAGCACATACGCGCCGGACATGATGAAAACGTTTGCAGAGGGTATTCGCGATAATACGGCAATTGTTACGCGGCAGGTTGAAAGCAGCTTTAACATCAAACCGGCGATCACTGCAAACACGCAGGCAGCACCGGCACTTGCTGGCGCAGGCGGCGGCACAGAGACAATCATTATTCCGGTTTACTTTGGACAGCGACAGATTGACGAAATCATTGTTGACGCATTGAACCGGCAGAACTACATAACCGGAGGCAGGTAATATGGCAAACGAGACATGCTTAAAAGACTATCCGATTTATTTTAACACTACGGAGTTATTTAGACCGGAGAGCTGGAAAGAAAGCCCCGGCAAGATAGAAAATACAAATCAGTCAGAGGCGGGCACGGACCTTGTAAACCTTGTACGGGTTAACAAAATGAAAATCAGTGCCCGTTTTGACTGCACGAGCGAGTGGAAAGCAGTTTTTGAGGGCTTTAACGACTTGCCGAGTTTTACTCTTAAGACGTACGACGCCCGGACAGAGGCGTACAAAGAACGCACGGTACGTATGCAAAACTTTAATTGCAACACGCTGCCAAAGAGTGATTATTTGACATCGACAATGGGCTTGCACGAAATCAGTTTTGACTTAGTGCAAATTTGACGGAGACGGTAAATGTATAGCGTTAGTAACGATTTTTTAGCGGCTTTTAATGAGCCCGTTCAACAATGGAAAATAAGAGGCTACATCGGAACAACGTCCTTTACCGGAAATAACATTTTGACCGGTAGCTGCCACATGGGCTGCAGCTGCAGCGACAGCGGCGACATAAAGCTGGGCGCAGCAAACATCGGTACATTTAGTGCAACATTTATCGGCTTAAACATACCGAGAACCGGTTATAAAGGGAAAACGATCACGGTTGAAGTGGGGCTGGTAATTACCCCGGATACAATCGAGTGGGTACCGGCCAAGAGTTACACCATTGCAGAGGCTGACTGGACTAAAACCGGCGTTGTTGTGCAGGCATACGACACCATGCAGAAGTTTGACAAGCCTTTTGAAATGACGGCGCTTGTACGAGATTATCCGTATAATATCTTGTCTTTTTGTTGTCAGGAATGCGGCGTTATTTTTGGCATGACTGACTTGTACGGGTTTTGCAATGCGGATCATCAAATCGGCGCAGCGCTTGACGCAACGGACATCGAGACATACAGAGACGTGCTTTACTGGATAGCACAGACTTTAGGCGCGTTTTGTACGATTGACCGTAACGGCCGGCTGGTTTTGCGGCGTTTTGTCTCAGACAGCGTGGCAACGATTGACCCGACAAAGCGATACAACAGCAGCAGCTTTTCAGACTATGTAACGCACTACACTGGTTTATCCGTAGTAATCGACGGCAAAACGCTTTATTACGGGGCAGAAGTAGACAATGGCAGCACGATCAATTTGGGCGCGAACCCGTTCATGGCATACGACGACGAATTGATTTACGGCTTGCTGAACGAAATCCAGCAAATTGCTTTTACGCCGTTTACATCTGAAATGTTAGGCGGCATTCATTTTGACTTAGGCGACACGATCACGGAGGCCGGTGGTTTAGGCGACGGGGCCAGCTGCTTAATTACGCAGTATGATTATACGTTTAATAAGAGTTACAGAGTAAGCGGCGCCGGACAAAACCCGACGCTGGCAAGCGCAAAGAGTAAAACCGACAAAACAATTACCGGTATTATCCGTAATCAGTCACAAGACGAAACGGTTTTTTATTTGCTGACGAATACCAGCGCAATCTTTGTTGACGACGGCGAAAAAGTGCCATTTATCGACATGCGCTTTACGGCGAATAAAAACACGGTTGTTGTATTCCATGCTGAAATACAGCTAGACGTCGAAACGACCGTTGACGGCAAGAACTATTACGACGCAGTAGGCGAAGTAGAATACACGCTGAACGACGAAATTCTTGATTATTCGCCGACAGAGACATGGGAAGACGGCAAACACTTGCTGCATCTTTTGTATTATTTCAAGATTGACAGCCCTGGCATCCGGCACTTTATTGCAAAACTTGAAATGAACGGCGGCAGCGCGTTGCTGGCAATGGGCGACATGAAAGCTGCTATTTACGGTCAGAACCTTGCAGCATCAGACGACTGGGGCGGCATCTTAAGACCTACAGACACTGTAGAGCCGGCTATTCTTTATGAAATCGGCGTAATGCAGTTAAACGACGCTTGCACGGTAAGCACCGACGAACCGATACCGATAAGCTACATTGAAAGCATTCCTAGAGTGACCTTGTATGAAATCGGCATGCAGCAGCAAATTGCTGACACAGCAAGCGCAATCACGCATACAGACAGTTATCCGGTACTGACAGAAACCGGAGATCTTGTTTTAACAGAGACCGGAGACGTAGTTTACACGGAGGGCGAATAACATGGCAGAGGGCAGCAAGAAGTACACAGAGCTTGTAGAGAACCCGAGCATCCTTGACAGCGATCTTTTAATGACCAGTAAATCAGACGGCAGCGCATCGTACAAAGCGACCGTTGCCGCACTGGGATTAAAAATTGTCAACAATACGGACTATGCAAGCGACCTTGAAACGGAAAGTAAAAAGATCATAGGCGCAATCAACGAGCTGCTTGCAGCTATCAGCGCACTTGAACTCAGAGTGCAGGCTTTAGAGGGAGGAAACGCAAGTGCAGAAGAATAACTTAATTCACGGCGAAACAGAGATCATTTTAAAGAACCCGAAAACGGGCCTTGTAGACAGAGTACGCAGCGAGAATACATTCCAGTCAGACATTTTGGCAAGAGGCTTGCGTTATAACGGAGCAGCGCGATCAGCGCCTTTTCTTGTAGACGCAATGCGTACCGATTACACATATAAGCAGACTTTAGGTGGCTTGCTGTTATTCCGTGACGCAATTACAGTGGGATCACATTACATGCCGGCTGGTAATCGCATGACCGGTAACGGATATTACGGCGGCTTGAACGGTGGCGATCCTACAGAACTGGGCAGCTTTAACACAAGTGAGAGCTCATTCAGCCATGACGCTTGCACGCAGGTTTACGACTTTACGACATCGCAGGCAAATGGCCGTATCAGTTGTGTTTCCTTAACATCAAAAGTAGGCGGCATGTTAGGTTACGGCAATCCGAGTAGAACGTATAGAAGCTTAACCGGCATCATGGGTAACACAAGCGCCGCAGAGACAAACCCGTTATTTGACGGCAATCAGAACCGGCGCCGTGTAACAATCGGTAACACGCAGTACGTTTTATGGGCACTGCAAGACGACAAAATTTATATTCGTAAATACGACGTTGACGTTAGCCAGTATTCCGTTTTTGGCGGCACGTATTCAGAAGTAGCGTTGAGTACATCCGGCATGCATACCGCGACAGAATACCGCAAGACAAGACTGACATGGGGCAAGCTGGACATGTTTGTTGCCGGTGGCAAGATTTATTTCACAAACACCGAAGACATCACGTACAGCAGCGCAGAACCGATTTATTACTGGGTATACGATCCGTCAAACGACACGTTTAACGAGCTGACCTTTAACTGGCCGCTTGCATCGACTTTTGTATCAGCGCACATGTCAATTTGTCACGGGCTTATTATTTTTGTAGGCTACAACACGACGACCGCGCTTGTATTCAATCAGAGCACCGGCGCATACGTTGAAGAAATCGGAGGCTGGGGCCGCACAAGTTATTACGGCGCACGTGAATTCCATGGCGGGCTTATCAATATAAGTTGTAGCTGGGATTCCTACATGGAATACATCTATGACCCGGTAAATCATACGTGCTATCCCATGAACGGCGTAAGCGGCGACAATAACGTAATGCAGTACGAGCCGACAAACGACGGTTTACTGTTTATCCGTGATTATTACTCACGTTACGAGAATTACGTTATCAACAGCCCGTTATACCTTGCGACGATTAATAATTTGGGCACACCGGTTATCAAAGACGCAACACGAACAATGAAAGTTTTGTATCGCTTAGAGAGAGTTTAAATATGGGTAAATTCATTGACTACCAAGGCCGCAGCAAGTACAAAGCCAAGGTTGCAGAAAAATTAAATGTTACGGACGTTGTAAGCAATGGAGTAAGCCTTGTGGACGAATACGGCGTTGCAGACGTTAGCGGCGCCGTCGGTACAGTAAAGGTATACCGAGGAACGACGCAAGCATGGGATAGTCAAGTAAGCCTTGTTAGTGAGCTGGACGCGATTTACATTTACACAGATCACGACACGTACGACGACGAAGCATTACCAGCAATTAAAATCGGCGACGGGACCAGCTTTTTAATTGACATGCCGTTCATTACCGATCATACGTCAGAGCTGTTAAATCATCTTGCGGACGGCGATATACACGTAACGATACAAGAAAAGACATTTTGGAATAATAAAGTAAGTTGCGACGAAAGCCGCATTGCACCGGATAACCTTTTAATCTTAAAAACAAATTAAGGAGAGACACTATGGCAAACGGAACTATTGAACAAGTAAAATTGCCCAGCGGTAATGTGTACGACATCGTAGACGCCGGCGCAAGAGCGCTTATCGCAGACCTTGAGAGTTACAGCGCGTATTTGGGCGTAACCACAACCCCGTTGACAGACGGAAGCACAACTAACCCTATTCAAATAGGCGGACAGAGCGTAACAGCAAAGCACGGCGAAATTGCAAATTACGGTAGCGGCGAGTTTATTTGGAACGCAAACTTAAGCCCGGCTCAGTGGCAGGAATTCGGCGATTTATCCGCGCTGGGAGATCTTGCTTATAAAGACACGGCAAGTGGAAGCTTTACACCGGCAGGCTCAGTAAGTCAGCCGACGTTTACCGGAAACAGTAATACTTGTAGCGTTACGGTAGCTAACAATAGTAGCGGTAACTACACGCCCACTGGTACTGTTTCGCAGCCGACATTTACCGGCAACAGCAATACTTGTGCGGTAACAGTTGAAGCAGACGCAAACGGAAATTATCAGCCCGCTGGTACAGTAAGTCAGCCTACGTTCAGTGGTACAAAAGTAAAGATCAGCGCGACGGTAAAACCGACAGGTAGTGTTTCACAACCGACATTTTCCGGCGACAGTTTAACCAGCACCGGAACGTATACCCCGGCCGGTAGCGTAACGCTCAATCGTACAAATAAGACCGCAACAGTTGCGCCGGCATCAAGCGGAACCGCGACTTATACGCCGGCTGGTACTTGTAGCGGAACCGCAGTTACGCTGGGAACGAAAACCATTAAACAGGTTAAAACAACCGGTACACCTACAGCGGTTACATTGCCTACAGTTACCGTTACAAACAAAGTTTTGACATTTACAGCCGGTAGCGTAACAGCCGGAACCGCAATGACTGGAGAAGACGTAACAGTGGGCAGCGGAAGCGTTTCAAGCGTAACACAGCCTACATTTACCGGAACCGGTGTAAGACTTGTTACCGGCAATATTTCCGTTGCAAATACCGCATCGTTTAGCGGAACAGAAGCAACATTGTCTGTTTCCGGTACGCCGAGCGGTACTGTATCACAGCCTACATTTACTGGCAATACAAACACTTGTACAGTTACAGCGGCGGCAGACGCAAACGGAAATTATACACCGGGAGGAACTGTATCACAACCTAGCTTTACTGGTACTAAGGTTAACATCGGCGCAACCGTTACACCTACAGGTACTGTATCGCAGCCTACGTTTAGTGGTACTAAGGTTAAGATTTCATCGACTGTTACCCCTACGGGTACTGTTTCCCAGCCGACATTCAGCGGAACGGCAGGTACTGTTACTGTTAGCTAAAGGAGGGCGAACTTATGGCAGAAGTAACGCAAGTAAAATTATCAGACAATACTGTTTATGACATCGTAGACAGTAAGAAAAAAGGTATTTACGTTGTTAAAGGAACTCAGAGTGCATCAACAGGCGCGTGGACCGGTAATATCGATGTAGACGCCTTATATGACGGGTTAACGATTTTGTACTACTTGCCTTATGCGGGTAGTGGAAATGCAACGCTTAACTTAACGCTTAACAACGGACAGACAACCGGCGCAAAGAACTGCTATTACAATACCAGCCGTTTAACAACACATTTTGGCGCTGGTACAAATTTTGTTATGACATACTGGAGTGCCGGAAGTATAAGCGTTGCTGGAACCGCAACGACAGACGACCGGTGGATAATCACGGCGCAGTATGATACAAACAACTACGACCGTTTACGCTATCAGCAGAATATTAAATGCGGTAGTACGGCGATTGTTGCTGGTAACATTATTGTAGGTAGAGACAACTACACTTATACGCATCTTAAACTGGGCGGAGCTTTTCGTCTTGACATGCCTATTTTGTATGCTGGCAGTGCAATTGCTGTAAACAAGACCGGGACAAACAATTATGTGGCATTTCCGTTCGCAATCGCAACGACGCAATCTATTACGTTTACAGCGTATGCACCGGTTTACTTAAAAGGCGTTATGGACGGGAATACGTTTACCCCGGATAGTACAGCGGCGATCACTCAGACAATACCGACAACAGAAGACAATAAGCATTACTTGCTTTTAGGAACCGCATACAGTACAAGTGCATTGTACTTATTACCCGATCATACCGTTTTTGCATACAAGGGCGGCAAGTTTGGCCCTATTGTAAATGCTGCAATTCAGAGTAGCGGCGGTGGCGGAAGTGCGGGCGTAACGATTTACAAAAAAGATCAATCAACTAGTGTTACGTTTTCAGGTTCGTTTAAAACGCTTATAACAAGCCCCTCAATTCCGGCTGAAACTGAGCCTCACTTATATCAAGTGCAAGTTGCCAGCGACGGTTTTAGAGGAACCGCAGACGCCGGTTATACCGTGTTAAGAATAAGCGGTTTAGGAAACGGGACACCACTTCCGTTAGTTTGGACGGGATCAGCTGAAGTTACAACAAGTAGTGGTCAGTCGAGTTATTCCGCGAATACATGGGCCCCGCCGGTTTATTTAATCGGCAGCGCTGGCGGCGTAGTTACAGCTGAAATCCGTTGTAGCGTAAATCCTAGCAGCGGCTTTTTCATGGGGCTTGCTACCGACACAAAAATCCGCGTCGTAGACTTAGGACCGGTAACGGAGGTAACGTAATGGAAAAGTTTAATGCGATTTTTCAAATTACAACCACACTGGGCTTACCTACGATTTTTGCTATTTTGTTGTGGCTCAGTAAAAAGATCATAAGCTATTCGAAGCAAATGAAAACGCTTATGTACGCCCAGCAGGCACAAATGCGCGGGCAACTTTTGAAAGACTACTATAAATATGTAGAAAGAGGCTATATTTACGAAGCCGAATTACAGGACTGGGAAAATCAATATCAAGCGTATCATTCACTAGGCGCGAACGGCATCATGGACGAACGCCGCAAACGCCTTAACAACCTAGAGACAAGGGAGGAGATACCATGAACGACATCAAATACCCCGTTTTACCGCAGCCGGTTTATGAAACATTGCGCTGGGTGGTAACAGTTGTGTTACCGGCAGCGATCACTTTATACGGTTTAATCGGCTTGACATGCAAAATTCCGAATACCGACATTGTGTTAACGATTGCCGGTGGCGTTGAAACCTTTTTAGGTACGATTTTTGGCTTTAACAAGATTATGTACGATAGGAGGCAGAACGCATGAAACAAGGTATAGACGTTAGCCGGTGGCAAAAAGGCCTCAGTTTGTACACGGCGAAACAAGAGGGCTTTACAGAAATCATCATCAAATGTGGTGGTGGAGATAAGGTACTTTACAAAGATAGTTTGTTTGACACTTTTTACAATCAAGCACGGGCAGCCGGGCTTAACATCGTAGGTGTGTATTTTTTTGGGTATGCATTCTCAGAGGCAGAAGCAATCCGGGAAGCAAATTACGCAATCAGCTTATTACGTGACAAAGACATTAAGTATATCTTTTACGACGTAGAAGCAAAAATGCTTAACCAAGGCTACACACACTTAACAAACATCATCAAAGCGTTTTGTCAGACAGTCACGGTTGCTGGTTATCAAGCCGGCGTTTATTCAAGCGAGAGCCAGTTTAACAGCCGGTTTAAAGACACTGAGCTTAAACAGTACACGCACTGGGTAGCAAGGTACTCTAAGACCGCGCCGAAATTAAACAGCGGCGCTATGATTGATATTTGGCAGTACGGCGGAGAAGTTAACTACATGCGCTCAAACAGCATCGGTGGTATTGTAACCGATCAGAATTACTTTTACAGTGAGCTGCAGGCACCGATTATCGTTGTTACGCCGTCGGACATCATGAATAAGACCACAGAGGAACTTGCACAAGAAGTGCTGGCCGGTAAATACGGCAACGGTAACGATCGCAAGCTTAATTTGGGTAGCCGGTATGCGGAAGTGCAAGCGCTGGTAGACAAGATTTTACGCGAGCAGACCAGCAAGCCGGCTGAAAAGAGCATCGACCAGCTGGCAGTTGAAGTGCTGGCCGGCGTTTGGGGCAATAACCCCGGGCGAGCTATCAAGTTAACTGCTAAGTACGGTCTAAGTAAAGCAAAAGAAGTACAGCGGCGTGTAGACGAAATCATAAAGAGCCGCAAGGAAGAAAACAAGGTTTACGTGGTACAGAAGAACGATACTTTGAGCAAGATTGCTAAGAAGTATAAGACCACATGGCGGAAGCTGGCAGAAGTGAATAATATAAAAGACCCGAATAAGATTTATCCGGGTCAGCATATCATTATTGCATAATTTATTCTAAAACGGTATAATCAAATACGCACTATATATACTAGAGACGCCACAAAAGGGCTCCGGGTTAGTGTTAGGATACAATTGATAGTAGTCCACTATTTTTAATGTATCCGAACACTGGCCCGGGGCTTTTTTGGTTGTGTTGTAAGTAACAACGATACGGTCCGGAAAAACAACTATATTCTGTACGAACGTGTTAATCAGACGTTTACAAAACCGGGCATCATCAAGGGAACCGTCACGGAAAGAGCGCAGCCACACAAACATTGCGTCGCGTGTAATTTCCGGTTCCTTTATCTTTAATTTCGCAAGATCAATTTCAAGATTTTCCTCAGTACATGCAAGCTCATTTAATCGCTGGTTGAATTCCGGGGTATAAGCGCCGTTTTCAATCGCAGTCAGAATATTTTTACGTTTTGTGCGTACGTCGCGTAGAGCGTTTTCAAGACGGGCAATGCTGGCACCGGTCGTATCGTTCTTTTGAATATCAAGGGCCCGGTCAGCGATCTTATTTATGACATCGTCGGTTAGCATTTTGTCACGCGTGTTTTCAAGTACAAGTGTTTCAAGTTTGGCTGCAGACATTGCCGGTAATTCGCATGCATTATCATGTTTGCGCTTAGAGCACTTGTAATATGAATACATTTTACCGGTTTTGTTGCGGCCGGAATCCCCTATTAAAAGAGAACCACACAGCCCGCATGTGCATTTATTCGATAGCAGGTATTCAGTCATGGCCTTGCCGGAACCGCCGCGGCTTGTATCAAAATGGTTTTGTGTTTCATTAAATGTGTTTTCGTCAATGATAGCAGGTACATCTATAATGACCCCGGCGATTTCCCAGCGGCCCAAATAGCGCTCATTTTTCAGTATGCGGTAAATTGTAGCCTTTTTCATTATAACGCCCTTGCTGGCTAAAATTCGCTCAATCGTGGGCGTATTGTTACCAGCGTTATGCAGTTTAAATATCTCACGAACGATAGCCGCCTTTTCGTCGTCGATCATCGGCCGGCCGTCGCTATCTTTTTTGTAACCGTACGGAAGAACCCCGGCAACCCATTTTCCTTTTTTCGCAGCCTCACGTATTCCGCGTGTTACCTTTTGGCGCAAATCCTCAGAATAATATTCAGCAAGACCCTCAAGAAGAGACTCAAGAATAATACCCTCCGGGCCCTCCGGTACTGTTTCCATTGCATAATGAAGTTTTACACCGGCCCGCTTTAAGCGCATCTTTGAAACAGCCGTATCATTGCGGTTACGGCCGAAACGGTCAATTTTCCATACAATAACGGCGTCAAATAAGCCGTCATCGGCGTCGTCAAGCATACGCTGGAATTCGTCACGGCCTACAAGCGATTTACCGGAAATGTGACGGTCAGCGTAAACATTCACAATTTGCATACCATTGCGGGTGGCATAATCGGTACAATCGGAAACTTGCCCGTCAATAGAACGATCCGTTTGGTTAGGGCCCTCAGAATACCGGGCATAAATCACAGCACGTACCATAGCAGCACTCCTTTACAAAGATTTTCTTATGTTATATTGTAGCAAAACCCCGGCCGAAATACAATTCAAAAATGTTAAAAATTTTTATCAAAAAAGTATTGCAATTTGTTTTTGAGTGTGATAATGTATACTCAGAACGGAGGTACAAGGCATGGACGACAAGTTGAGAGACCGCATAAACAAATGCGGGATCAAGAAGAGCAAAATTGCTCAAGAACTAGGAATCTCGCCTGTTACTCTATCAAGGAAATTGCACGGGCAGAACGAATTCAAAGAGAGCGAAATCGCGAAGCTTAAGCAAATCTTGAAAAGTAGTCGATAAAGGAAACAATGAACTTTGAAAACAAAATACGTAACAACCGGTGGAAGTTAAAATAAGAGCCCCGCATACCGACGGACAAAGGGCGGGAGAGCAGGTAGCATGCACCGACAACCAGCAAAACAAGCATGACATAACACCCGGGCGCTGAACTCATACGAGCGGTAAATCATAAGACGCAGCATTGTTAAGAATAAGAACAAAATTCTTGTTTTTAACAGTGTTGCGTTTTTTGTTTTCCGCAAAACGGGAGGCAGCGCTTATGGCATCTAAGACATTCTCAATTTCACACGAAGTCGCAATCGCGGCAATTCAGCAAGATATCCACACCTACAAATTACGTTACGGCGACGAGCCGGCGTACAAAAAAGAATCAGCAGAGTTTTATTCGCAGCTGGGGGATTACAGAGAAATTCAGGCCGAGATCAGAATCCTTAATATCTTTTCCGATAAGAAATATCACTGGGACGGCGAAACGAAGCTCAGAGAGATAACGGAAGCCGAAAAGCGCAGATACAACGAGTACATTCAGAGCGTTATTCAGCGCGCAAAAGGAGAAGCAGACCATGAATAACGACAAAATGCTTGAACGCATCAACGAAGAGATCAGAACCGCCGTTAAGCACTACAAAGACGTAGGCAAGCAATGGGACACAGAGCACAAAATCAACATGGCCCGCATTAACGGAATGGTAGAAATTTACGCAATGGTAACCGGAAAAGACTACAGAGTAACAGAGCATGGGCTCATGGAGCGGAGGTAGCAGCATGAACAAAATCAGATTTTATTTTTCCGAAGTTGACGTCGAATTGACCGGCTGGGAATTTTTACGAGCGGTTGCAGGTGGAATTCTGTTATGCGCGGCCCCGTTCATCATCAAAGCAATATTGCTGGCGCTGGGGTACTAACCATGAACCCGGGCCTCAATATAGACGCGCTGGCATATGCAATGCTGGACGCGCTGAAATCTCAAGGAAAGGAGGAACAGGACCATGGCAAACGTGCTGATTATGGGGGAGAGCGGCGCCGGCAAAACAACGGCAATGCGGAACTTAGACCCAGCGACTACGTTTTACATCGACGCGGACGGTAAAGGCTTATCGTGGCGCGGGTGGCGGGAGCAGTTTAACGCGGAAGCAAAGAATTATTTTCGCAGCGACGACCCGGCAAAGATTGAAGACTTGATTATAAAGATCAACACGAAACCCGAGCTGGCATACATCAAAGTAATTGTAATCGATACATTAAACGGCGTAATGGTTGCAGACGAAGTAAGACGTATGGCTGAAAAAGGTTACGACAAATGGGTAGACCTTGCACAATGCGTTTGGCATCTTGTAGAACTTGCAAATCATGTAAGACCGGACCTTGACATTGTGATACTGGCACACAGTCAGACACAAAAGGAAGACGACGGCTACACGTTCACAAGGGTTAAGACAAGCGGCAAGAAGTTAGACAAGTTGTGTTTGGAAAGCAAATTTACGACGGTACTTTACGCGGTAGCTAAGAACGGCAAATACGTTTTCGAGACAAGAGCGAATAATTCAACGGCCAAAACACCGTTAGGAGCATTCAAAGAAACAGAAATCGACAACGATATTGTACCGGTACTGGCAACGCTTAAAGAATATTAAATCGGCTAAGGAGGGCCAAAAATTATGAATAAACCTAAACTTTACGACGAAACAAAAGTAGGCGGCTTTACACCGCTGGAAGTGGGAGGACATCACTTAATTCTTAAACACGTTGAAGAGACGAAGAGCAAAAAGGGCAACCACATGCTGGTTGTATCGTTCGACACGGCGGGCGACGACAAGCAGCCGGCGTACATGACGGAGGAATTTAAGAACGATATCAGACCGGAGAAGAAGTGGCCGCGTGTAGGTACAACGTACATCGTTACGGAAGACAAAGACGGAAACTGCAGCAAGAAGTTTAAGAGCTTTATCAAGGCATTCGAGGACAGTAACCAGTGCGAGGCAATTTGGGGCGCTAAGTTTGCGGCTCAGTTTACCGGTAAACGCATCGGTGGCGTGTTTGGCGAGGTTGAGAACGAGTACAACGGCAAGATCAATAAGAACGTAGAACTCCGTTTCTTTATCGAAGACGCCGGCGTAGACAGTGCAAAGGCACCGGAACCCCAGTTACTTGACAGAGACACGGCGCCGAAGAACAGCAGCGGCTTGCCGTGGATTACCGGAGACGAATTATCGCCGTTCTAAGCGGTAACAACTTTATGCGGAGGTATGCATAATTATGCAAATAATTTGCGACACGAGAGAGAAAAAGCCGGAACTGGCCCGCATAGAGCGTCAATTCAACCAGCTGGGCGTACAGAGCTTTAGAAGCAAACTTTACGTAGGCGACTATCAGAGCCTTGACGACGCCCGGCTAGTGGTTGACAGGAAGAAAGATTTATCAGAATTATGTGGCAACGTAGCGCAGCAGCATGAACGTTTCAGAGCTGAACTCATAAGAGCCAAAGAAGCCGGCATTCACATTGTAATTTTGTGCGAGCACGGCGACGATATCAAGACGCTGGAAGATGTGTACTTTTGGATAAATCCAAGAACCATACCGACAGAGTGGGTAATGCAAGACGGACACCCGGTAAAGGTTGCCAAGAGCCCGAACGGGGTAACCGGCCCGCAGCTTTATAAATGCTTGACGACGATACGTGACCGATACGACGTGGAATTTGTGTTTTGTAGTAAAGACGAAACCGGGGCCCGCATCGTACAGATTTTAGGAGACAGCGATCATGGAAAAGACTAGAGGATTTTTAAAAGTTGATAGAGACCTTTTCACAACAGAGTTGTGGCGTGACAATTCAGAGCCGTTTTGTAAACGCGCTGCATACATCGATCTTTTACGACGCATCAATTACGGCGACGTTGTTAAAAAGGTTGACGACAAGGTAGTAACCATACACGCCGGAGAAGCATTCGTTGCATTGCGAGTTTTGGCAAAAGACTGGGGCTGGAGCAAAAACAAAGTTGACCGGTTTTTGAAAAAACTTGAGCGCGACGGACAGATAAAAACCGAGATCAGAGAGTACGGAACCGTTATTACTGTAACTCAGTCAGGGAGCGGGTGGGACGCCAAGCGGGACACAAAACGGGACGCTAACCGGGACGGTATGCGGGACGCTAACCGGGACGCTAACCGGGACGCAGTTTTTCATACCACGAGCGGGATTGCGGGTTTTGGCGGGACGCAAAGTGGGACGCACTCCGGGACACTATCCGGGACGCACTCCGGGACGCAAAGTGGGACGCCAATCGGGACGACTATAAGAAGAAGTAATAAGAACAGTACAGAAGAAGAAACAGAAGAATATTCCAAAAAACCCCCTAAACCCCCCTTAAGGGTATACCCGCCGGGAATGGAAAATTTTTCGAGTACGACGGTTGCCCCTTTTGGCTGGGGAGACGACGGACACCCGCTGGCACCATACGGACTACGACCGAACGGAATACCGGTTGTACCCGACGGATACAAATTTAAACGACAGTAAATGCAGGAGAAGAAGTGGCTATGGAAGCAACAATGCTTAATAACATTAAAAAGACGCTGGAAACGTTAAAGCCGAACGATCAGTTATACGAAGTACGCATACTGGCAAAAGGCAGAAGCAAGAGAATTATCAGCGGGTACTTTAAAGGCACCGACAATTTGGCAGAAGCGTTTTCAAAAGTAGACCTTAACGGTACAAACATTTTCTTTACGCTGAATACGATTAACGACGCTTGCTATAGCCGTGAGCAGTGCGAGCGTTTTGTACAGACCGATTTAACGACAAGCGATAACGACATATTGCGGTACGACTGGTTGCTTGTCGATATCGACCCGAAGAGACCGAGTGGCATCAGCAGCACCGACGCAGAATTAAACGCAGCGCATACGACAGCACAACGCGTTTACAAATTTTTAAAGAGTAAAGGGTTTAGTGATCCGGTCGTAGGCGTGAGCGGCAATGGCATGCACTTGCTTTACAGCGTATGCCTCAGTAACACGCGTGAAAATCAAGAACTGGTTAAGAGCTGTTTGCAGGCGCTGGCATTCTTATTTAACGACGAAACGGTTGATATCGATACAAGCGTATTTAATCCAGCACGTATCAGTAAGCTGTTTGGTACCATGGCTCAAAAGGGAAGCAGCACGGCTGATAGACCACATAGGCTCAGTCAGATAATCAAAGTCCCGGATAAAATCGAATTCACGGACCGCCGGAACCTTGAACGGCTGGCAGCAGAGTTACCGGCAGAAGAAAAGCCGGCAAAAATGACCGCAAGAAGTAGAACGCAGCGTACCGAGTTTGATCTTGAGAGCTGGCTCAGTGAGCATGACATCGAAGTAGCAGAAGTGAAGCAATGGCACGATACGACGAAGTACATTTTGGCGGAATGTCCGTTCGATCACAACCACAAGGCGCCGGATAGCATGATCTTAAAAATGGACGCTGGCCCGATAGCGTTTAAGTGTTTTCACAATTCATGCACCGGGCGCACATGGCAAGACTTGCGCCTTATGTTTGAACCGGACGCGTACGACAACAAAGACGACGAAGCAGACGAACGCATAGAGCAGGGCTGGAAAGAATACAAGGCGTATAACCGGAACCGTGACGATATTCAGTACAGAGCACTTGCGGTAGAAGAAGAGACAGAAGACGAACCGGTATTTGAAACCGTACTTGATATCTTGAATAAACCGGAAGAAGAACGCGTCAGCATTCCGACAGGCACAACCGGCATTGATGAAAAGATCATCGGACTGGCAAAAGGCGAAATAAGCGTTGTGAGTGGTTTAAGAGCTGCAGCAAAGAGTACATGGCTTAGTCAAGTCGCACTTAATGCGGTAGACCGTGGATTTAACGTACTGGTTTACAGCGGGGAACTTAAAGACACGCGTTTTAAGAACTGGTTACTTTGTCAGGCTGCAGGTTGTGAAAACTTAACCTTGAGTGACCGATACCCCGGGCAAGCGTGGGCAAAGGACGAAGTACAGAGACCGATTGCGGAATGGCTGGGAGATCACTTGCACCTTTACAACAATAAGTACGGTAACAATTTTGCAAAGATAGGCGTTAAGTTGCGTGAAGCAATAGAGCGATACAAGGCAGATTTAGTGATTGTCGATAACATGGCAATACTGGACTTAAGCAGCCTCAGTAACGGCCGGTACGCAGACAAATACGACTTGCAGACATTGTTTGTAGAGACGCTTAAAGACATCAGCATTCAGTGTAATTGTCATGTAGTATTCGTAGCACACCCGCGTAAAGCACCAGGATTTTTACGACTTGATGATATCAGCGGTAGCGGTAATCTCAGTAACCTTGTAGACAATGCATTCATTGTGCATCGTAACAACGAAGATTTCAGACGGTTAACAAAAGAAATGTATCGCTGGCCGGATAGTCACCCGGCGTACAGTGGGTCAAACGTAATCGAAATCGTCAAAGACCGCGAGTATGGAAACCAAGACGTATTTGTACCGTTGTGGTATGAGCAGTACACACGACGTATGAAAAATTACCAAGACGAATACAGAGATTACGGCTGGGACGTTAACAACGGATTTATTCAGACGGCGGACCCGTTACCGGAAGAAGACGAAGAAGAAGACGACAGAAATATATTTTTTGAAGCAGGCTATGCGAACTAGGAGGGCAGCATCATGGCAAGAGAACGTATCACATATTTAAGCGGACCGGTAACGAACAACCCGGGGTACAAGAGGGCTTTTGCACACGCAAAAGAAGTGTTAATAGCAGACGGTTGCCCGAACGTGATTAACCCGGCTGAACTTGACAGCGTAATGCACGGCGACGCAACGTACGAAAATTACATGACAGTATGCTTAAGACTGCTTGACGTTGCAACGGAAATTGTACTGTTACCCGGCTGGGAAAAATCGACCGGTTGCAACAGAGAGCTGGGGTATGCAATGGCAAAAGGCATCGACATTTTCATTTACAAGGGGGAAGAGTAATGGCAAGCGTAGAATTCACTTTAAATTTACCGCGACACTACGATAACAAGATCAGAAGACTTGAAGCAAGCATTACGGGGCTCAGAAGCTGCTTATTGCCGGGCGCTATCCGTTACGACAAGGATAAGGTTGTTTCAACGCCGGTAAATACCATGGAAGAGCTGTACGCCCGCATCGACGAACTGGAACGCAAACTTGACAAAGCACGAAACGACCGAGCAGCTGCAGCGCTGGAAGCAGACGAAATCTTGCGCAAGTTACCAGACGGGTTAGAGCGTACAACGCTGGTTATGTTTTACGTAGAGCGTAAATCTATGACAGACATTGCAGACGATTTACATATAAGTTTGCGGTATTCGTTCAAAGTCAAGAAGCGGGCAATGGAAAAACTGAACCGTGTAGCGAATGCAGACGCCCAAGGCGAGCTTTTAATCGTGGCAGACGACAATTTATAGGCTAAACAAAAACAAAGGGTTATTTGGGGCAAATTTGAGCTCAGAACGGAGGCAGACATGGCGGAAATGGGAACAGGACCGAATTTAACGATCAGAGAATACCCGCAAGAAGAGTTTGAAGCGGATTTACGCGCTGAAATGAAAAAACGCGGGTTACACATGGCAGTGTGTGAACGTATCAACGAAATCACGGAAGCTTTACCGGGCAATATGCGTTACCCGTTATGGGGCTTTATCACATACAAGCTGGAAGAAATCGACACATTATGCAAGTTAGCAGAGGAGGGCAAGTAAATGGAACTTTTATTAAAGGTAGCGGCAATTTTAGGCATCATTCTTTTAGGTTGCATCGTACTGTACGTAATCATTGCGCTGGGAATTATCATTTTTAGCGCAGTGCACGTGGCAATAACCAGCGTGAAACTTAAAAGAGAATTCAAAGACCTTTACGGCGACGACGATTAACACGCAAACAGGAGGGCAGAGTTATGGCAAGCGTACAATTTGATTTTTATGAACTCATGGACAAACTGAAAAGCATTCCCGGGCTTGATTTTCGCATGACGGAAGACAGCAAACCGTTAACGCCTTATCACGCAGAACTTGAGATCATCGATCCAGACGGGCAGGTGGGAATCCGCGTAATTTGCGACGAACGCAACAGCGGACTTGTAATTCACGACAGGCTTTACAACGAATACCCCGGGTTAACGACGGAAGAAGCATTACGCTTTATCTTTTACCCGGAAGAAGCGGAAGAAGAGTAATGAAGCGACGATCCCGGGCGCTGGCTAACAACCGGCCCCGGGACAGGCTACAGGAGGCAGACTATGCAGACTATGTACAAAAGACAATGCGCAAATTGTGAGGGTACTTTACAAGAGATCAGACCGGGCGTATGGGAATGCAAGTATTGCGGTACTCAATACCGTTACGACGACCCGTACAGCCTTATACAGCCGGTGGTAATTAGGACAGGCTACAAGGTTATGAAAACGCGGTTATCAGTGACAAACGAAGTCATGGAAGTTTTAAAAGACGACGCAGAGGACTACATCAAACGTCAGATTGTCAGAAGTTTTGAAAATTACATGCTGGAGCATTTTGACGAAATGTTTGATTACTTTTCGGAAGAAAACGGGCCTTATTGCCAGCGTGATTATGTTGCCCGGTTACGTTACATCGACAATACAACGCCAAACTGGAGGGTTGATTATGAATAAAAGCGATTATTGCGTAAATTTTATCGGCGACGCGACGCCAAATCACTTATACATTGCGTGTATGCAGTGTGGCATCGTAAAAGCGATTGATTGCGTACAGTGCGCGGCGCACAAATCGTCAAAAGCGCGTTTAACAGCGGGGAGGGTCATTACTTATGAACAAAAGACAAGCAAAAAAGGCGTTTAAGAAGAAGTACGGCATTACGCCGAAACAAGCACAGCAACTTTTCGATAAGGTTTACAACGAAGCAGCGCCTACACTGGTACAAAGCTTATGTGACGGCATTAACGACGTATTTAAGCAGTTGTCAGACGCTTTACCGGGCATTATAGAATCCATAAACAGCGTATTTGCACAGCTGGGAGAGAAGTTACAAGACCCGGAATTCGTAGAAGCACTGAAACAGCAGCAGCAAGACACGGAGGAATAGCTCATGGACGCAATCGGGGTATTTTTCATGGCAATCATGTTTACAGCAATGGGGTTTTTAATGTGCTTTACGTTAAGGCAAATGAGTTACGAAGACAAAGAGGAGGAACGGACAATGGAAGAACCGAAACAGGAACGCAAAGAGGAACCGGCAATCGCACGCGGAAATTACGAGTGTTTTCATTGCTGCACGCGTGGCGTAATTTGGGAAAGCGATTTTGACTTTGAAGATTTTGGCTATGAGGGGCAAGGCATCGTACATATTTGTCATTGTGCAAATTGCGGCGCTGAAATCGAATACCGCGTACCGATACCAGACGAAGAAGAGGAGACCGACGATGAATAAGCAGCTTTTATATTTCGACATTGACGTAGACGAAGACGACGACTACGACATCACAGAGTTAAGCGACGAGGAGAATTGCTATGATATTGATCCTGAAATGGGCGTTAATCGCACTGGGCATCACGTTTACGGCAAGCATAATCGCAGCTATTGTTTCGACCGTAAGAAGCTTGCTGGAAAAGGAGGAAGAAAATGAAAGTTAGTTTTGCGGACATTACAGCCGTAATTGCAGTGATCATCAGCATAATTGCTTTTATCAGAGCGACAGCAGCCTTAAAAATGAGCCTTTTATCAGCAGAATTTATAAAAAGTGAATTTTTAGACGAAGAGGAGAAAAGAGATCATGGGAAAAACGGTAATCATTGAAACGGCAGAAGAAATGTGTGCGCTTATGTGCAATAACGAGTTACCGAAAAGAGGTCCCGGTAAGAAGAACTGGTATTTCACTTTTGGACAGGGCCAGCAGTACGCCGGGCGTTACGTAATCATTTACGGTACGTATGAGCAGGCCCGTACGACAATGTTTGAAATGTTTGGCACAGACTGGGGTTTTCAGTATTCAGAGGCAGTATGGAAACGCACAAAACACACTGAAACCGAGCTCACATACAGCGAACTTTTGGAGGCTAAATATGGTAAAGACGAAACTTAACATCATCATTCCGGCGTATAATGCGCAGCCGTACTTAAACGAGCTTATCGAGCGCTTAAAACCGCAGATCGTACCCGGCGTTCAAGTTATCATCGTTGACGACGGAAGCCGTGAAAAGGTACAGAGGGTAGATCATGACGGGTTTATGCTTATACGTCAACAGAATTACGGCGCAGCGAGTGCACGTAACACCGGCCTTGACTTAGCGGACGGAGAGTACGTCGCATTTATCGACGCAGACGACTTAGTCCCGGAAAACTACATTAAAACGATTTTACAAAAGATCGACGACGAACATTTCGATTATTGCTACTTGTCGTGGAAGACAATCGGCTCCGGGTGGCAATATGCTGTACGCCTTAAGACCGTTAACGACAAATTCCCGGATTTTAACTTGTGCGTATGGAACCGCGTTTACAAGCGTAGCGTAATCGGCGAAATTCGCTTTAATGAGCGTAAAAAGGTGGCAGAAGACGCGGAATTTATACATACAATCAAAGAAGAGGGGCTTAAAAAGGCATTTATACCGGAATTCATGTACTATTACCGGGCAGACACTCCGGGGTCCCTCACAAAGCAATTTAACGACGGCTTGCTTGACATGGAACGCGTCGTAATTTATTACCCGGAAATAACGGCCGACATGACGCACGTAGAAGCCGAAATCCGGGCTTTAGACCCGTCAGACAAAGAAGTTATCGTCATGACGAATAAATGCGAAATTCCGGCCTTGTATGAACTTGCAATGGTAACAAAACCGATACCGATTAAAGGCACCCGGCTTATCGGTCAACCGACGCACTTATTTACGAAGTTACCGACGCCGAAACAGGCTCAGATCATTATTTACATTCGTCAAGCATTCAATATAGGCGGAATTGAAACATTTATTTACAATTTTTGCGCAAATTTTGCAAAATCATACAAAATAATGCTGATTTATGGCGATATCGGAGCAGAATTGCTGGATAAGTTACAGCGTATTGTAGAATGCGTTAAAAACAACGGGCAGCCTTTTGTATGCGACACATTGCTTAATATGCGTGTTACGGAAGACCCGCCGGCAAATATTCATGCAAAACGCGTTATTCAGACCGTGCATACGTGCAAAATGGGGAAATACAGCATAAGTAAGCAGCGTGACGACGTCGTATTTGTATCGGAAGCAGCAAAGCGCAGTTTTAATGCTGATACCGGTCGCGTAATTCACAATATGACCGTTAAACCGTCGTACGTACAAAAAGCCCTTTTGCTGGTAACAGCCAGTCGCTTTACCTACGAAAAAGGCGCAGAGCGCATGTGCAAACTGGCCCGTGCATTAAACAGCGCCGGCATTCCGTTTACATGGCTTGTCTTTACCGGGGACCGCATCAAAACAGAACCCGGCATGATACTTATGCAACCGACACAAAACATTGCATCATACATCAAAGCGGCAGACTATCTTGTACAATTGTCAGACGTGGAATCGTTCTGTTACAGCATCGTAGAAGCGTTGCAACTTGAAACGCCGGTACTGGTTACCCCGTTAGAAGTATTACCGGAAATCGGCTTTAAAGACGGCGTAAACGGCTATACATTACCATTTGACATGACCGATATTGACGTAGAAAAAATTACACGGTTTATACCGGCCTTTACCTACAAATACGACAATAACAAGCCGCGCAGACAATGGAAGTCATTACTGGGCACCCCGAAACCTTTTAAAGAATACACAGGCCCCGAACTGGTTACAGTACGCTGTATTCAGACATATGTGGACATGGCATTACACTGTACGAAACACCCCGGCGACGAATACATTGTACCGCAAGACCGGGCAGATCAACTTGCTGGGCTCCATTTTGTACAGATCGTGTAAAAATATTGCACGAAAAATTAAAAGTGGACATTGTAGGACACCCACAAAAAATTTAAAATGGTATTATCAAAAGTGTAAGTGAGGGGCCGAACTGGCGCCCATGATAAACTGGCGATACCTTTTCGACGTGTTTGGCCGGTTTGCCCGTGGCCGGTCAGACAACACAGGCACATAACGGGCTATTGTCTTGACATAGACACTGAACTCCTGAGCATGGGGCCTTAAAAGCCACTAGGGCCCCTCAGAAAAGACCGGGGACCCCTTATCAATACCGGGGCCCTTTTATTATAACCGGGGACGCTTGCTTTACACTGGCCCCCTACATTTACACCGGGAGGGTAACATGAGCAAAAGCAGCACAATGCAGCCCCGTTACGCAAACGGAAATTTACGCCGCCGTAACAGAGCACGATTTCGAGCAATGAACGCGCCTTGTGGTATTTGCAAAGGAAGACTGGGCGAAATACATTATGATGAACCAAGCGACAGCAAACACCCGTTATCGTTCGTTATTGACGAAATAAAACCGATTTCACGCTATCGTGAGTTTGGTTACGACAGCAAAAGAGAAGCCGCGGAAGACTGGAACAACTTGCAGGCCGCCCACTACATCTGTAATCAGCGAAAATCAAACAAACTGAGCATAGACACGCCAAAAATTGTCGTAAAGCCGATAAATCAAGACGGAAAATGGTAAAACAAGGTTTGCAAGGGGTGGGGAGGGGCCCCCGCCGTCAAGCGAGGCAGGCTCGCCGGGTCCTAGCGCCGCTTTACCCCCGCAAAATTCGGTAAAAAATGCAGGGTGGTTAAAAATTCTTAACAGCGAGGATAAATTTCATGGGTCGCATCGACAATGAACGGGTGGTACCAGTAAGCGAGTTGATACCGTACGTGAACAATGCCAAGGTACATACCGAAGAGCAGGTAGCAAAAATTGCAAGCAGCATCAGAGAGTTTGGCTTTATAAACCCCGTGCTGATTGATAAAGATAAGAATATAATAGCCGGGCATGGTAGAGTAATGGCGGCTAAGAAGCTGGGACTGGAAACGGTCCCTGTTTTGTTTATAGAGGGCTTAACAGACGCGCAGCGCAAGGCCTATATACTGGCAGACAATCGTTTAGGAGAGCTTGTCGGGTGGGACCAAGAGCTTGTGAATGCTGAACTTGCGCAGCTGCTTGAGCAAGACTTTGACATAGACTTGACCGGTTTTGAATTACCGGACGATTATTTCGAAGAAGACAAAGAAGTAGAAGAAGACGAAGCACCGGA